TGGCGTCAGTAGGTGTACGAATATCTTGAAGGTCTGTTACGCCGTAGAACTTAGCTAGGCGAATCATAACCGTATCTTCGATTTCACCTAAAGCAATAGCACGTTGGGTATCATCTTGTGCATCGAGAAATTTATTTACCATCTTGCGCTTGAACAATGCGCCTGCGTCTCCACTTAAAAATTGAAGACGATTCAGGTCTGACAGTAAATCATTAGCTGCTTCAAAGGAACGAGGGTTAGAGATATTGATGTATCCCTGTGGACGACCTGAGCCAACCCAAGCAATTGTACGAATGACTCGGTCATAAGTATTTGTTTGGTAAACTTCTGTCTTCCAACCTTCGCCACCGTCGGCACCAAATAACTTAAGGTCGCCGTACTGTGCTTGAAGTGCAATCTTTTTCTTGGCAAGACCAAGTGATTCAAGTGCAGCGAAACGTCCTGGACGGTAACTTTCAACGTTAGCACCACGAGGTAGGTTAGTTGCAAACTCTTCTAATGCACGTGCAAATTTAGGGTCAGACGCTTTCTTGGCATCAAGGATGCGTTGCATTCTTGATACCATCTTAGGGTCCAGAAGTTCTTCATTTAACTTCGACCAATCAGAAATAGGGGAAGTTTTATCAAACCCATAATCATCTATATGGTCAGCATCGAGTGGCTTACTATTAAAGAAGCGGTTGAATGCGTCCAAGTCACCGCGTTCTGCTAGCAAGTAATCTGCTACATCGCGGTGGTTATCTAACCTAGATACAATTGTTGCTGTACGGTATGGGTTTGCTGTTTCACTAATAAGCGGATTAGCAGCAAGCTTAGTTAAATCTTTTTCTTTAACTGCGTCATCGACCAACACGGTAACACCGCTTTTGGTACGTTGGGTAGCTGGCAATACAGATTCAGTGACTGCTGTCTCAAGTTCTTCACGAAACTTGTTAACATCATCTGGTGTAACAAGACGCTTTGGTCCAGCAACTTTCTTTCCAGCATAACGAATGGTTCCGCCAGCACCTTTAGTTCCAAGTGCAGCTAAAGCTAAATCAGTAGAACCAGATGCAACAATACCAATCCATTCATCTCTGAATGCCTTGTCACGCTTTTTGTCATTGAAGATATCAAAGTCTTCATCAAGAAATGTAGTGTTTGTTATATCACCTAATACTGGAGATGCAATCTTTCCAACACCGCCTGCAAGTGCCTGACCCATTGAAATCTTTTCAGATTGCTTCTTAGCATAACGAAAAGATTCAACAACGTTTCCTTTGCCAGCAGCCATAGCTTGTGGCGTAAGAAGTGCAGTTGATACTGCTTGAGTAGCTGGCTGAACAACACGTGTACCGAATGTTTCAAGCACACGCATTGCTGGGTTAAGAACTGCGCCAAGAATTGGCTTCTTCTTACCTGCCTCAAGAGCCTCTGCTACCTTGGGTACGATAGCTGCTTCAGCTTTTCCTACCTTGGTTTTGTCAGTTTGCTTTTTAAAATCATCTACTTTAGATGTTTTAACTTTAGAAGGTTGCTGTTCATACCGTGGGTCATTCCACCATTCCGTCATTGACACCTGGTGTGACCTCCTTCTTAACAGTCAATTCTTCTAATAGAGCAAGTCGGTCATCATCGTTTGGGAAGTTCATACGTGCAATATCCCAAGCAAGTGGAGCCATGTCAAAGCCAAGGTACTCAAGGTTCTCTTCGAACTTCTTGAGTGCTCTCATTCGGTTTGACTCCTTAGATACTTAACAAATGCTTTCATTGTGCCAGTTGAGTTTGGCGATTCTGCAAATTGCATCATCAATGGCATGTACTTTGCTATCTTGTTTAAGTCATCTAATTGAACATCATTTGGAGACTTAATACCCAAGATTTCTCTACCTGGTCCTGGACCTGAATCAACGCCTGCTGTTACAGGTTCGTTGGGTCTGCGAGTTGGAGCAGTTAACGGCAAAGCACCTGCCATTAAGTTTGATACTTTTTGAGTAGGTGCCTTTGCCATTGGTGCTCCCGCTTGCTGTGCTTGAAACTGCTTCTGCTCACCGTAGGCAGCGTTAGGTAACTTCATAGCACCCTGTCTATCGGTTCGCTTAGCGAACTTTCCAGGACCCGAAGGTTGCATCATTGACATTGTTTGACCTATTTCTTCTTAACGTTAACCTTTGTTCCAGACCAAATTGCTGCACCCTTTTTGTACTTAGGGTCGTTCATTAGCTTTGGATTTAATGCACGAACTTCTGAAAGTGAAAGCCCTGCGTTCTTAGCAATACCTGACAAGGTATCGCCCTTCTTAACTGTATACTTAGTGGTTGAACCACCTGCACCAACGGTTGGCTTTGTTGAAGAAGCAGTTGCTGAAGGACGTGTCGAAGAACCAGCCTTATATGCTGCAGTTCCTGGTACTAGGCTTTCTCCACCTTTACCATAACGTAATCCCTTATTAGCTTTTGCTGTTGCAGCTTCTTGCTTCTTAATCTTTGCGTTAAGTTCATCCATACGTTGACGACGAGTCTTACCGACAAGACCTAGTGTTGCAAGGTTAGCAAGGTTACTTGCCTGTGTTGCTGCACCTTCTTTAGCTGACATTGGCTTATCGCCAAGTTTTGCCTTAAGACGATTAATCTCAGTAAGGTCTTTAGCGGTTGAACCTTTAGCAACCGAACCAACTTCACCTGCAAGTGTTACAAGTGGAAACTTCTTAGCTGCAAACTTAGCAACGCGAACTGTCTTTGAACCTTTTTTAATAGGTGCTGACTTCTTTGGTTCTGGCTTTGCAGTAGCTCTAGCTTTTTCTGCTTGAGGTGTTTGTGTTTTACCTTTAGCTGAGTTAGCAAGAGCTTTGTTCTTTGCAGCCATGCGCTTTTTAGTTTCATCAAGATACGCATCTTCCTTTGCGCGAAGTGATGCATCCGTAGGACGTGCAGTCTTAACGTTTGTTGGTGTTGTCTTTGTTGTTTCCTTTGGCATTCTTACTGGTGCTTCTGCCGTAGGATTCTTAAACAACCTTGGGTTAGCTTTTTTAGCTGCGTCTGCTGGTGTCTTACCTGCGTTACGTGCTGCTTGATACTTAGAAGGCTTTTCTGTCTTAGACCCTGGCTTATTTGCTTTCCAGTTCTTACGCTCTTCTGGTGTCATGTTCTTCCATGCTGCTTTATTTGCAGCAGAACGTGCTGCTCTTGCAGCAGACTTACTACCTTTAGCAACAGACTTAACTGTTTTAGCAGCTGCTGCTGCTTTGCCTACAGTTTTTGCAACGTTCTTAACGTCGACTCCTGGCTTCTTAGTAGAAGAAGGCTTCTTTGTTGCTGCCTTCTTCTTAGCAGGTGATTCTTTCTTGCCTGACATGATTTCTTCAGCACGAGCCTTAGATACAACCTTGCCATCTTCTACAAGAGAAGAACCATTTCCTGCTGAAGTTGCTTTTGCTGCTCTAGATACTTCTGATTCAGCAGGTGAAGCTTTCTTTCCGCCGTATTCGCCGAACTCTTCACGCATTGCCTCTCGGAATCTTGCACGAGATGCAGCTTGCTGCATGTTGTATTCAGACTTGCTGAGATATGCGTTCTTGCCAAGTTCAGACTTAGCGGTTTGCTTTACTTCGTCAGCAATTTGCTTATCTTCTAAACTAATCTTTAGCTTAGGGTCACGTTTTGCTGCTTGCTTTTTACCAGGAAATGCTGCTTTAGCAGCAGGTTTGGCAGCCTGTTTTGCCTGCCGATATTTTCTTGTTGTTGGCTTCTTGGCTGCCATGGTTATCCTTACTTAAGCTTGTTCTTGTTACCCTTGACGGTCTTTAGTGCTGCTGGCTTAGCGTTTTGTCCTAGACCAACGCCCTTACCTGCTGGCTTCTTGCCCATGATTGCTGAGCCTGTTGGAGCCTTTGCCATCTTTCCTTGCTTTCCGAACATTTTTTCTCCTTGTTTATGCTGGTATTTGACGAGTTACTCTTGCTGCAAGATTTGGGTTTCCTCCGCCAGTTAAACCTGCAAGAAGTTCTTGCATTGCTGGTCGTTGTTGTTGGAATTCTGGCTGTTCGCCACCCATACCCTGCTCAGGTGCTGCTCCCTGTGGAGGCATTCCTGGTGCTTGAGGTTGTTTTGGTGCTGGTTCTGGCTTGAACGCTTTGGCAACCGCATCTTCTAGCGGTGTACCCTTCTTGCGTTCATCAATAACTGCAGCCATTCTTTCAACAATCTTCATTGGGTCTTGACCTTGCATAACCATTTGTGGAATTGCTTGAGCCATTGACGCAACTGACGCCTTAAGGGAGTCACGCATCTCTTCAATGTCGATTGCTCGCTCTTCTTCTCCAGCATTGAGCGAAATCGGTAGATTGCGACGTAGCATCCCGCGAGAGATTAGCTTGTCGCCACGAGCTTGAAGACCCCATACAAGCGCTCTGTTAGGGTCTAGACCTGCCATTAGTCC